GATTAAGTAGACTGTTGCTATCTGCCATAATTTATTATAAATCCTTAAGAATTTTCTCTAACTCTTTGATTTCTTTTTCAATGGTTGTTAATCTGGCAGTAACGTGAGTAGGAACTCCTTTCTTTTTGGCTTGTTGTATAAACCTGTCTTGAGTACCCTTTTGAAGGTCATCTAAAAAACGATTTATGAATCCAACAATTGAACCTTCGTTTAAATTTTTCTTTCCCATAATAATTTATGTTATTCGTACTCCTATAAATATAAAGATAAAAAAAAGTGAGGATTATCTTTTAATCCTCACTTTCGATTGTTGTTGTGCTTTTTTATGTTCTTCGGATTCTTTCTTTTTTAACTCAATTAATTTGTTAAAATAGAATTTTCTCCATTGTGATGGCATGAAATACACATCATTCCAGCTGAATCCATTACCATAATTAACCAACTCCCAAATTTGAGTATGGAGTTGAATACTATAATCACTCGGTAGGGTAAAAAAAGTTTATCCCAAATGGGATATCTAGCGCCTCCGTTTCGCCTGTTACATCTGATGTGAAATCAAATTTTAAATCCATATCCGGACTTAACTCCTTAACATATTTTCTAAATGCCTTAGTATCCAATGCAAGGAATCCATTTTGAATCCAGCTTGTAACAAACCCTTTATCTTCATTTCCATCAACAGATTGTATCATATATTTCAAACGAGTAGTAACATCAAATGTTTTTTCTCCCTTTCCTTTATATAATCTTTCTAATGCTTGAATTTCTTTTGTAATTTCAGTTTCATCACCGTGTGTTAGTAATTTAAATACCAACTCTTTACCTGATTTTGGTAATTTGAATTTATATCTATTTTCACCATTTAATAGAGATTCATTAACATCTTTAGTTTTCACCTTAGATAAATCAATTGTTACTGATTGTTTTTCCAATGTAAATGGGTCAGTAATTTCAACAGTATAATCAGCCCCATAACCTAATACTCTTGTTGCCATTAAAATTGCGTTTTTATCTCCAATAAATACATCGTTGATATTAACACCTTCTTCAACAACAATAGATTCGAATAATTTATCCAATACCACACCTTTTTTAATTAAAGTTTGTGATGCAAGGATATCTTCTTCTCTAGCTGTCATGTATTTGATTTCAATGTTACCCTTTCTTAATGGGTGTTTTTCGGGATACACTAACCCCTTTGATGGTAAATCAATAATTTCCGTTGGGAAATCGAATTTAGTATTGCTCATAATTAACCTTTATTTGTTTGTATATAAATATATACTTTTTGAAAAATTAAAAAAAAAGAGAGATTCTTAATAAAAGAACCTCTCTAATTAATGTAATTATTGATTTTTATTTTAGAATTCTAAAATTGCGTAATCATAAGCCAATGTCAATTCGATATCAGCTGCATCGTTTGAATCAAATGATAAATCTCCGAAGTTAGCAGATACAATAAATGCTCCTTTTAACTTCCATTGTTCGATTTTATCACCAACAGGCCCTAGCATATAGAAATCGATGTCCTTTTTATAGAAATCGGCGTAACCTTTTCTACCAGTTAACGATTCATATCCTAAACGAACCCATTCCATTACTTGTTGTGCTCCAGATGGAACGATTGGGTCATACAATGTTATTGTAATGTCCTGCCATTCTCCCTTACCTTGCAATTTGCGATAAGTGTTGATATGGTCTAGTTTAACCGGTTCGAAAGTGATAGATGGTCTAGCCGCTGATTTTATTAAGTAAGATTGAATTCCGTCAATCTCCATAATATAGCGGTTCTTCATCTTCGGTTCGAAGTTGGTAAACATCATTTGTGAAAATTCTAATACTTCTGCCATGTTTTATCTCCTATTATACTAATAAATATTAGTTATTTTTTTATTTGTTAATTTATGCTGAGAAACTTGCTCCAGTAGGTAAGATATTGAAATCAATTACAATAAATTCAGCAGTTTTTGCTGGTTGTAAGAATATCTGTCCTGCTAAAATGTTTCTATCTACTACATCAGGTGTGTTGTTAGATTCATCCATAACTACTTTGAATGCGTATAAACCTTGTCTTTGTTGAATTCCTTCTAAGTAAGGTTGTACAGTGTTGATAAATCTACCACGAGTTGCTGCGGTATTTTGTTCGAACACTAAGAATCTAGAAGTAGATGCGATATACTTTTTAACGGTAATCAATAATCTTCTTACGTTGATTCTATCCAATGCTGATGCTTTATCTTGCAACGTTTTTTGTCCAAATGCTACAATACCTTGCCCAGGGAAAGAAGCGATTGGGTTTACTTTGTTTTCATATAAAGTATCTCTTTCAGAATGTGTTAATCTATTAAGAACTGAAACAGCTCCTACGATTCCTCCTCTATTCAAACCAGCAGGTGCGAACCATTCAGCCGCAATAGCGTCATTTGATGCGTACACAGCAGGTAACAATACTGATGGTGGAACACTTATTAATTTGTTAGTGTTTGAATCAACCATCTTAACCCAAGGGTAGTAAGTACCAGCGTAGTTTGAATCAACTGCTGCTGCCTGAGTAGTAGCTTGTGCTATTGTATCAGGTGCTGCGTTAAAATCAGCGATGTAGAAACAATCTTGTCTAGCTTCAACCATATCAATTACTTTAGTAGTAACCGGAGTGTGTAATCTTCTAATAACACCCGGAGTTACAACCATATTGATATCATATTCATCAGCGTTTGAAATTGCGTTGATTGCTTTAGAGTATGCCTCATATCCACTAGCTACAGAAGTTGATAAATCAAATCCCTGTGAGTTAGCTGCTGATATTGCCGTTCCTAAGTTAATTGGAGTTGCCGGAGATTGTCCGTTAAATCCACCTTGGAAACCTAATATAAATTGTCTCTTAGCCATATCAGTTGAATCAGAACCACTCATTACATAAGTAAGTTGAGAATCAAATCCGAAATCTACGTTTGCTCCAATTTTAGTAGTTGGTAATGGTGCCAAATAATTAGCGTTATCTAATTTAATACCAATTGTTTCGAAATCAAAACCAGCAAAATAAATTGGTGAACCAGCAGTATTATCTACTGAACCAGTTTGGAAAACAACAGCAGGTATCCATTCGGCCTGTGTTGTTGTTGTTGTTTCAATTGGATTAGTATAAGCTCCATGTCCAAATGGTGCTGCTGATACAGGGTATGAACCTTGCTCTTTAACTTCTACTCTAATATATTTTGAGTTATTCAACCAATCACCATATTCAGTAATTTTACCAGTTGAATCAATTGTCATAAATCTATCACCAATTACTCTAGCTATAAAGTTAGGAGATGCAGGGTCTAAGTTTACGTTGTTAAATGTTTCTAATACTGATTTTCTCTTATCAGTATCATTGTATGCTCTTACAGATACAGAGAATGTAGAGTAATCAGTTGCTCCATCTTCACCAGCTGCTTTCACATTAGAAATACCGATTTTAAATCTTGTGTTTTCGTTGTTACCATATCCTAATGTATGGAAACGGAATAATTCATATCTCTCACCAGAAATAAGTTGTGATTTTACATAAGGAGTTTGTGCAGGAGATGCTCCAGCTTGCGAAGGTGCTCCTAATCCTAAATCAGTACCACCAAATACTTGAGATGGTAATGCAATTGCTACAACTGCTCCAGCAGGATTGCTTGTATTGTAATTAAATGCAGATGCTTCATTTTCAAAGTATGAATAAACATATCCATCTTTTGAACCAAATGGTGATTCACCAAATACATCACTTACATCATTAGTTGCCGATGGAACTAAAGATGATGATACAAAACCAATACCAGAACCAGAAACTACAAATGAACCAGATATAGTTAATGATGGTGTTACAGTAAATGGACCAAATCCTACTTCAGCATCACCATTGTTGGTTGAGTGAATAGTAGAGATTAATTTCTTACCAGCAGAACCACTAGCAACTAAACCAATTGGTGTAGCTTGTGTATATCCTCCGGTATCCATTACCCTTACAACAGTCACAGTACCTGCTTCTCTTAAATAGTTTTGAACCGCATACTCTGTGTAGTATGTTCCATCAGGTGTTCCGAAAATGTTTTCGAATTCTGATTGTGTTCTTACGATTGTGGGAACAAACGCAGGTCCTTGTTTGAAAGGTCCTATAAACGCTGCTCCAATTTCTCCGATACCCTGAGCCAAGAACGATAAATCGTTTTCTCTTGTGAATACTCCGGGTGATACAATTCTTTCTGCCATATTTTATTTCTCCAATAAGTTTAGTTTGATTATAATATCAAATACACATATAAATATAAAGAAAAATCCCAAAACATAAATTTTGGTTGTATGATTGGGAGTTTTTCTTCTTTTATATAAATATCAATTATTTTATCAAAGATTTAATCATTTCTTTTAATTCATCAATTTGTTTTTGCTGAGAATTGATTATTTCGGTTTGTTCTTTAATACCTTCAACTAAAAGAGGAACTACTTTAGCGTAGTTTACAGTTAAGTAATCTTCTCCAGATTTGGAACCTACAATATTATTATTTTTATCAGTTTCCGTATCAAATGGTGCTAATGTCACAATTTCAGGTAAAACTTCTTGTACTTCTTGTGCTGATAAACCTAATTGTCTTTTTTCGTTTTTGTATCCGAATGATTTTGCTAAATCATTTTCAACATAATAGAATCCATTCAATTTAGAGATTTTATCTAAAGCGTTTTCAATAGAACCAACTTTAGTTTTTAATCTTTCATCAGAGTAGTATGCAATAACATCACCCTGTGCGTAAACCCAGTTATAAGAATAAACATAATCATAGTTTGTTCTATTCAATCTGGAAGTACCATTCGGAGCCAAATAATATGCAGTATCACTGTTGTGGTAATATACGTTACCATATACTCTATTATTGAAATATGCAATAGGGTTACCACTCTCTCGTCCGATATATGCTACGGAAACTGACTGGCCAGTAGTATTATCATGTATTCTTACATATGAGTTTGCATTATTATCATTTGAATCTAATCTTAAGTTGATATCATTAAATGAGTTAATACTCATCGAATCACTAAACGAACCATTTAAATCAGTAGATGCGATACCATGATTTGAATAAGTGTCATAATTCGCGTTCCAGTCAAATGACATGTATGCCGTTTTATGGAATGAATTTGACCAAGTACCATATCCCTGTGCTCTACCTTTATTAGTATCTGAACCGAAGTATGTTGTATCAGTTATGGTTGTATTGAAACGAGATGTTGATGCAAAATCACCATAGTATCCAGAGTTATTACCATCGTAATATATACCACCATAAACTGTACCTGTTCCGAAATTTGAATAACCAGAATAGTTGTTTGAATTTAGATATCTAACCCATCCGCTGAAACTTCCTCCGGTAATATTTCTTTGATAAATTTCATTTGCATTATCTTCCCATCCATATGCCAATTGAGTTCCCCAATAGTTACTTGAGTTTGCATGTCTCATATTTACCTGGAACCACCAAGTTCCAGATGGACCACCATTATATTTATCTTCACCAAACGTAAATGAACTTATTGGAGTTCGATTGAAATCTGAAACCCAGTTTCCTTCTCCATAACCACTCATATCATTATGAGCTTTTAATGCAGTCTTAGTTATATTTAAACGAGATGTTGATGCTGGGTCTGCATAATATGCACTATCAGCCGAATCATAATAAATTCCAGCATACATTGCTCCACTATTTCCATCATTCACATCAAGCATAGGTACAGTTCTCCAAGTACCAGCATTTGGCCAAGATTGACGGAATCGTAAATTTCCAATTGGACCACCTACCAACTGCCAACCATATGCACTATTGTATGCATTGGTGTAGTGATATGCTTGAGTACCTACCCAATGTGAAGTACCAGATGGTTGATTTGATGGGTTTGACCAAGAATCAATGAATCCACTACCCCATGTCATCATAGTGTTGAAGTCAGTTGTACCCCAACCCATACTTCCAACCCAATAATTAGAGTCGCCCGTATGAATAAATCTTGGGATATTGTATTTCCATGTTCCTTTGGTTCCTTCTACTGTTCTTGCGGTAAATCCATTAACGCTGGTGCTTCTATCACCTGCATAATTACCATAGTATCCAGTATCATCATTATCATAGAATATAGGTGCCTGAACTGAAGTTCTGAACCAACCACGTGATGATATTGCCGCAAAAGTTGTACCATAGTTCATTACCAATAAACCGTGGTCATTTAAGAATCCAGCTTGTCCTCCAGCATTAGGATGTGACCAAGATAATCCATATAAGTTACCAGTACCAGTACCATCAATTGCTAATTTATATGCATTACCCATTGCAAATATACCCTGATATCTAACAGATGTATAAACACCTACAATTGATTGTCCATAGTTGTTATCTAAGTAAAGGTTTTCATTTCCATCAATTCGGATACCACCATTTGCTACTACATATGATAATCTAGCAGTTCCATTAGGGTCTAAATAATATGCAGTATTTGCATAATCATAGTAAAGATTAGCTCTTAAATTTTTATTACCACCACCAGGTCCAATGTAAACATCACCACCATCATAATAGTTTAATTCTAACGGGTCACTACCTCTACCATTTACAGTATCAGCATATACGTTTCTACCAATGAAACCATAACTCGTATCTCCCGCCCAATATAAATTATCATAATTAATAGCGTTTATACGAGATGTTGATGCAAAATCACCATAGTATCCCGTATTATCCGAATCATAAAATATTGGTGCTCTTAATGAGTTACCACCCGTAGCGTAGTTGTTAAATAATACGGTATTATTTGGATACATTTCCATATTAGTAACTCTAGTACCAGATGTATTTGTATTATAGAAATACAAATCACCACCATCACTAAATCTCATATATGCCTGTCCGTGTGCGGTATTTATTCTACCAAATCCGTTTGGTGAACCATTATTATTAGTTACGTTATATCCAAATCCACCCCAGTTCCACGTTACACCAGGTTCAGATACCCACATTCTTAAATTAATTTCACCTGCACCAGCACCATTGTTTCCAGACAATAATCTAACTCCAATTTGAGAATCCCCATGTCCACCATTTACTTGAAATGTACCATATAAGTAAGTGTTACTATTGGGGTTCATATAATATGTAGTATCATCTATATCATAGAATATAGTAGCTCTTGATGAACCATATGCGTAATGATTACCAGCAGTATCATATCCACCAACTGTTCTACCGGCAGTTTCAGAATACATATGGAATGCATCAGTACTACCTAACAATTGAGTTGATGTACGTTTACCAACATACCAACTACTACCACTACCACCAATATAACGAACCATTGCTTCCCATCCGTTACCAGGGTTTATAGTAAGGTAGGTATGTTTAGCTCCAGTTAAATTTAAATTATAAAAATTAGATGTTGATGCAGGGTCTGCATAATATCCTGAATCATTTCTATCATAATATATAGTACCATAAATTGGACCTGCTCCATCTAATGTGCCACCATTCATATTGATACCACCATACAACCAGTTATAACCAGCTGAATAGATACCAGATGGATGCCAAGATGCGTTTCCAGTTCCACCTACGTTACCATTACCTTGATATGAATAAGTTTGTAGAGTATTTAGGTTTGATGCACCATCACCATTTATATAATACGCAGTGTTGGTATCATAATAAATTGGTGCCCTCATATCCGTATCAGCTCTAAATGTAGGAGCGTATGTATTAGATAATCTAATTTCAGGCGTTATTGCAGTTTGGACTGTACCAAATGATGTTACTACTGCTATATTCCAATTTCTAGATTGTGAATCAGCGTTTGAACTTCTAAATCCAGATGTAAAATCAATAACACTAACTACCGGATAACTCCATCCAGTATTTGTTTCACCTATCCAAACACAATCAACTCCGTCCTGATTACCAAATCTTACAGTATGTGCAGTTGCACTTGCTCCACCTATAAAAGTAGCAGATGAGTTATAACCACCTTGGTCATAAGCATAATTACCTAATAGATATTCTGATGTTTGGTTAGTAGAGTAATTATAAATTCGAACCTTCATAGTCCACATAGGGTTATTTCCCCTAAATGGTAATTTAATTCTAATAGCTCCAGTAGAACCATCTGATGAAAATGCTGCTCCTTGTGGTGCAGTTATTCGTGTCACAACGTTTGGTGATGATGATGAATAACCATCACTACTAAATGCTCCACCTGAATGAACAGTTCCACCTATTCTTAAAGAAATTCCAGTTGTATTAGGGTCTAAATAATACCCACTATCATTGTAATCTCTAAATAATGTACCTCTTACTTCTTCAGATGCCACAATTCTAGATGAAATTGCTGCTCTAAATGTACCATTATTGATAATCAATAAACCGTGGTCATTAAGATTATTAGCTCCACCTAATCCACCTGCGTTTGGATGTGACCAACCAATACCATACATATTTGCCGTTGATGTACCTGCCGTATTTGGTTTGTATGAATCACCCATAGCAAATACCAATTGTAATCTCTCTGCTGAATAGTTACCAACTATACCTTTTCCGAAATCATCAAATACAATATTTCTAGCATATGTAATTCTAGTAGTATCTCTCGTATCATGGTAGTGAATTAGGGAATCAGTTCCAGCGAATCTACTATATCTATAAACATTATATCCAGAATCCCAATACCAATGGTCACCATACCAAGATGATGAATCTTCTCCAAAATAGAAATGAGAATCACCACTATCGGTTGCACCAACTCTTAAAGTATCATTAATATGAGTTTCATCAGCGTTACCATTTCCTAAATAAGTGTATCCATTTACATATAAATTATTAGTTACCCTAACATGTGCATCACCAGTACCAATTGAGAATATAAGCGTACCTAAATCTTCAGTATCATAAAAACGAATACCACCATATCCAGGTTGTGCACCCATACGGATACCAGTATGCCATCTTAAATCTAATTTAGTATATGAACCACCATAACCTTCTATATTAGTACCTATGTAATAGTTATCATTTGCATCAGAGTTACCTCCTCCAAAATGTAATCTAGCAGAACCTACTGAATTGTATGCGTTATTACTAAAGTTACCACCAATTACAACTCTTCCCGCAGTTTGTAAATCATTTAGGTTTGATGTTGATGCTCCATCTATATAATAATTAGTATTATTTGCATCATAATAAATTGCTGCAAATAAGTTACCACTACCTCTATTATATCCAAATGCGGGTACAAGGTTTCCATTTAGATAAAGGTCATTTACGTTCATATAGAAATTACCTCTATCCGTATAGATATGAGCATATGAACTATTTGCAGGTCCTATTTGTATGTATCCAACGTCTGTAGTAAATCTAACACCCCAATCACCAGCTCCAGATAATGTAGAATTATTTGCAGATGTACCCAATCTAATTGCGTTTAGTACAGAAGTAGATGCAGGGTCTAAGTAATATCCAGTATTATTTTCATCATAGAATGCATATGCGTACATATTGTTAGCAACCAAATTTTCATATGATGTACCCGGATTATTTCTTATTGAAATTCTACCACTTGCTTCCATTGTAATATTGGATGCAACTACACCACTCCAATGGAAACCAATTGATGGTGCGTATGCAATGGCCGAACCATTTGCACCACTAGCACCTGCTTCTCTAATTTGAAAATGTTGTTGATATGATGTTCCAGCGGTTACACTATATACAGGCGATGCTGCATCAAATGCAATTCCATTCATACGAGATGTTCCTGCTGGATTTGTATAATACCCAGTATTATCAGAATCGTAGAATATAGGTGAACGCATGTTCCCAGTTGCAGTCAATTCACCACTTTGGTTACCATAAATTACGTTACTACCACCTGAATTTCTCCAAATCCAGTCTCCAGCAGCTTGGAAATACCAATTATTAGAATGATATTGAATCTTACCACTAAATTCACCATCCCATGTAGATGAATCACTTCTCCAACTACCAACAGTTCTTAACGATGTTGTTGATGTAGGGTCTAAATAATATGATGTATTATTCGAATCATAGAATATAGGTGCTCTAAAACTTGCTGCTGCAGTAGCAACACCACTATCATTTACACTAAACTCAACAGTAGTCCAAGCATTATCTACTACTTCTAAATATCTACCTGCACCACCACCTAATTGTACAGTTAATACACCGGCTGCTCTATCAGATGCTCTACCAATCCAAGCCTCACCAGTATTAGTTTGAGAATTATTAAATGTACCAACTTGAATTCTACCCTGTAAATTAGCAGAAATTCCATTTGCTCCATTAGATGGGTCTATATAATATGATGTATTATCCGAATCGTAGAATGTTGGTGCAGCAATACCGAATTGACCTGAAGTTGGATATACAATACTATCTGCCGTAAAATCGGAAATGTTAGTTGCAGAAGGTGATGTGTTAATATAAACCGCACCAATTGCACTATTTGTATTGGTAGTAATACTTCGTGTAGTTCTAATAAGAGCATCAACTGATGAGTAATATCTAACATCAACATATACAGGAATGTATCTATGGTCACCACTTACAACTACTTCAGAACCAATAGTTACTTGGAAGTGATTTGAACCTATACCATTTGCTTCAACTAATTGAACTGATGCTGCAGAAACATATCCATAAGAAACTATATATCTTTTTCTTAAACCTTTATCGTAGTAATTTTCCGAAAGTTCAACTTCAAATAAACCAACAGAGTTCCAATCATTAAAATCAATACCAATTCGTGCAACTTCAAATCTTCTAGCTTGAGTTGCAGATGCACCTAAGTTATTGATTCCAAAATATTTATAATCACCGATTTGGAAATCATTACCTAAATTTATTGTACCATTTACAGTAAGAGTTCCAGCAATATTTAAGTTATTAAGAACAGATGTACTATTTCCATCAATTCTATATGTTGTATCATCCGAATCATAGAAAATTGGAGAACGCATATCACCTGTTGTTGATATGGTAGTATCCCCACTATGCCACAATCTTCTACCAGTACCCCAAGTTGCAGAATCAAATGCTTGTCTTGAGAACCATAGGTTATCACCATACTTATCTCCAACAATTGCGTAACTTTGTTTAACATCACCACCATTATAAGTTGACATCCATAGAACATCATTCCAACTTCCACCAAATCCAAGGTTTCCGTTACTAAGCATGGCTACCTTTAACTTACCAGCTCCGAATGTAGCTGAGTTAGGTTTTTCAGTTCCCCCAGATGAATAATGTCCTCCTAAAAAAGAACCAGCAATATTTCCAGTAGAAGTATATATTCTATGGTCATAATATGTCCCTTGTTGACCATCTAATAAATCTGCATCTAATCCAGAACCAGCACCATCTGTACTACCTGTCCAAACTTTTTCATTTTCCCAATAAAGAATACCATCAGTACGCATTTCCAAATACTTACCAACAACACCACTAATGTGAAAAGCAATACCAGTGGTTGTAGTGCTATATGATTCAGTCCATAAAGCAGCGGTAGTATAATTGTTGTTTGTTTGTGCTTTTCTAAACTGCCCTCTTACTGATACTATTTCATTTATATTTGAAGTACTAGCTGCATCTAAATAGTATGCGGTATTATCTGAATCATAAAATATTGGTGTTCTCATGCTTTCAGCTGAGAAGAATCTACCATTTGTAAACATTGAGTGTCTTATACTCCAAGAAGTACTATCAACGCCAGATGCAAAATAATGTTGTATATCACCACTACCATCCATATGTCTTAACCACATATTATTGGATATAGTATTTCTAAATGTCATAGATGGATACTGTCCTCTAATATTTATTGCACCATCATTAGGAGTAGTGTTAGCCCAGTTATTTACTAATTGGATATGGCTAAGTACAGAAAGTCCAGCAGGATTTGTATAATATGCAGTATTATCCGTATCATAGAATATAGGTGCCCTCATATCTACTTCAGATGCAATCCTTACATTAGAATACCAACCACCATTTGTTAAATTAAGATAAAAATTATTTTCACCTAAGTAATACGCGTTTGATGCTCTAAAATTAGTACCTCTTATCGTAGAAAAAGTAACATCATCCGTTGTACGAATGTTTTGGTTCATTAAATGAACTTCAGTTGAACCTTGTCCAGTATCTATCGATGTACCACTTATTGTACCATCTGCTATAAAATTACCAGTTCTTAATGTTGGAGTTTTAGTGGATGTTACAGTACCAAATGATGTTGTTTCAAATGATAGAGCCCAATCACCATCCCATTGAGATACAGCGAAGTTTGAATGTCCACCAATAAACTCAGTAACAACTATTTTAGGGTATGACCAAGTTGTTGCTAATTCACCGATGAATATTGTACAATAAGTACCATCATGTGCAAATCTAACAGTATATGCAGGTGCCCCAGCTGCCCCAGCAACACTTGCATTTGTATTAATCCAAGATGTTGATGGTGAATAATTATATCCACCCATTGAGTATTCCCAATAAGTATCTCCACTATAATTGTAAATACGAACTTTTAACTCCATCATAGTGTTTGTCCACGATTGAGGAAGTCGTATCTTTATTGCTCCAGTTACGGATGATGTACTATTATTTAATGTACCTCCATTTGGATATGTTATTTTTAATACACTACCTTGCTCTTGTGCGAAAGCATTAGCATTTATATAATTTAATCGAGATATATCATTATTAATAAAATATGTAGTGCCACCACCTACATAAATTGTATTACCAGTTATATTTGCAAAAGTTACACTATCAGTAGTTCTAACATTTTGGTTCATCAAATGAACTTCGGTTAATCCTTGCCCAGTATTAACTTGAGCTGCTACTAAATTACCAGCTAATGTTAATGAGTTTAAGTTTGAAGTACCGGTGTTTAAATAATAAGTTGTATCGAATAAATACATTGTATCAATTCTATCCAACAATAAGTTACCAGTTTGTGCTGAGTTTGCTGTAAAAACATTACCCCCTACACCCAATACAATTCTCTTAGATGCGTTTATGAATTTTAATCCTGCCCAACTATTATAATCCCAATCATTATTATCAGTAAAACGTAAAGATGATAAGTTTCTCCAAATGGTTTCACCAGTTGAGATACTTGTCATTGTCAATCCATTTGCTGCAAAATAATAATCATTACCTGTTGTTGTAAGATTTAGTCTAGCAAATGTTATAGTATCAGATGTACGAACGTTTTGGTTCATCAAATGAACTTCAGTTAATCCTTGCCCAGTATCTATTTGAGTACCATATAAATTACCAGCAGATTGTAAATCAGAATCAGCGTACCATCTATCAGTTGATTCGTTCCAATAAAATTGTTTTGTTGCTGCGTTTCCTCTCTTAACTTCTATACCAGCATTTTCAGTTGGTGCAGTTGCTGCTCCAATATCTGCATTTAATGTAATGATATTATCACCTACATTAAGAGTTGTTGTATTAATATATGTTGTTGTACCACTTACAGTAAGGTCACCACTAATTGTAGCGTTACCAGTTACTGCTAATGTAGTACCATCGAATCTTAAATTACTTTCAACGGTTGCGTTTGGTGCAGTTCCGTTTAATGTGATTACACCATTATCAGTTGTACCAGTTAATGCTAATACACCAGATGAACCAGATGTTCCACTACTACCAGATGTTCCACTCGTTCCAGAAGTTCCACTCGTTCCAGAAGTTCCACTTGAACCAGACGAACCAGAAGTTCCACTACTTCCAGATGTTCCACTACTTCCACTAGTCCCAGATGAACCACCACTACCAGCAGTACCCCTTGTTCCAGAAGTTCCACTACTTCCACTTGTCCCAGAAGTTCCACTACTTCCACTTGTCCCAGAAGTTCCACTACTTCCAGAAGAACCAGATGTTCCACTCGTTCCAGATGTTCCACTACTTCCAGAAGAACCACTTGAACCACCACTACCAGCAGTACCTCTTGTTCCAGAAGTTCCGCTTGTACCAGATGTTCCAGAAGTTCCGCTTGTGCCAGATGTTCCAGACGAACCACTACTTCCAGATGTACCACCAGTTCCAGCAGTTCCACCTGTACCACTACTTCCTATTAATCCATTTATTCCACTCGTTCCAGATGTTCCAGATGTTCCACTACTTCCAGAAGAACCAGATGTTCCAGAAGAACCACTACTTCCACTTGTCCCAGAAGAACCTGAA